GCCTCGAACAGATCGTTACCGTTCTTGAAGAACGTATGCGGTTCACGGCTGGTTTCTTTGCAGAGACGGATCACGTTCATGGCATGCTCGAAGTTCTCCGCATCCAGCGTGAACACGATACGGCTCGCATCCATCTGCACCCGGTTGCCGTTGTAGAGGCTGGCCAGCAGTCTGGCGAACACCGCAGCGCCAGAGCAGTCGTGATGCATCGCCCAGTTCATGGCGACTTCGAGCGACTTGTAGTAGTCGTTGAAATTTGCTTTGCGCGCAGCCTCTGCTCGCTCGAAGGTGTCCGAGTGCATGAAGGCATACATCTTCGGCACATCCGTCTCAGGCACCGTCAGCGTGAACTTGCACATCTTGTTCGGATCAAGCTTGCGCCCGCTGTCCTGCTGCTCTTTCAGGACGATCTCAAGTGGTTGGATTTTTTCTGTTGCTGTTGCTGTATCCATGGTGGTCTCCATTTTGGTCAGGTTTTAAATTGCGTTCCGCGCGTTTGAAACGGCGGCACTGTGCGGGTATCCGTCGCGGCGGTATCCGAGGTAGTTGCGGACAAACCGCAACTGATCGGTGAAAAATCTTTTCAGGCGCATCACGTCGCGCGCCAAGTTATCGAGCGCGCGTTCTGTCTTGGTCGGGTTGAGGTACAACACGCGGTTTCTCATTGCTGCACCTCACCGGCTGGTTGAACCCAATTTTCTAGAGGCTTGATTTCATCGAAGTTGAACTCATTGGTTGCAGGCGCATCAGGTGTACCTCCGCCCACCTTCCGCCATCCCTCTGGCATGACGGGCGAGAGCACCATCTTTCCGTTGCGTTCGATTAAAGTCAGGTGTGATGCCGCCGCCATCTTCGCGGCGATGCGCAAGGTGGCGTTGCTGTGGGTTAGGACTACGATCTTCGTCATGGTGGTCTCCATTTTTCAGTTGTTAATGTGTTGCCGGGTGCTGCTGTTTGTTGCGTCTTGCGATTGCTAAATTTTTAAGTGCCAGATAGACAGCCTGCGTGTTAAGCGCCTTGAACAAAGTCACTCCAGCGCTGCGCAGCTTCGCTTGCTTGTAGGCTTGTAAAAGCTCCTCGGAATTCGGCTCGGTGCGGTTCATGGATTTCCTTTCGATTGATCGGCTTTAAAAATCCAGCAGCGCATGGTTTTGTTTTTGATGCCGCTAAAATGGGGGCGGTTTGACTCGATAAACTTATGTTTTCGGCTGGTCTTAAGCAGGCTTTTAAGTTCCGAAATAAGCGGCACCTGCTGGCGCATATCCATAGCCACCTGCACGAAGTGGTTCAGGTTGATCGCAATCTCGTCGGGCTTGCTGGAATGGTTAAGGCGCGTTGCTTCGCTGTGCTCGTTTAGGAAGTAGAAGGTGTCCCAGAACTCCTGCACAACTTTGTGATCGACTTCGAGCGACTGCTGGCGTTCGACAGCCATGTCTTCGATGAATGCCAGCGTTTCTTCGCGCTCCGTCCTGCCGATGGTGATAACGTGAGAGAGCGCTTCAACCAAGGCTGAAAGCTTCGCGTGATTGCGGACGATGCGTGAATTTTTAACGCCGTCCAAATTGCGGATGCGCTGCTCGTAAAAGGGGATGCGCTCGGCAAGCGTATCCATGATTTGTTTTTCTGCAAGCGTCGCCTTCAGGATAAAACCGGACACCTGCTCCATCGGAAATTGCTTGAGCTTGTCGGCTGAAATTTCCGTCTCAGGCGTGTGCATCGAGGTATCAAAACCGATATGCACGATGCGTTGCATGATCGCTTCATGTGACTGCACCGGAGAGTTTTGACTGATGACGAGAGAGCCTCTGAATGGCGGCTCGTGAGTATCTGTGCCGCCGTTTTGCACGCCGCGTGTGTAGAACCCGCGACCATTGAACAGAGGTTTTAATTCTTCCCAATCAAAGCCCGTTTGCTTGCTTTTATTGGGTTCTTCGTTGTTCCGGTCTCCCTCGATCAGCACTACCGGAAGATTTGAAACCTGCATGAAGTTACGCGAACGCCCGACAATCGTGCCTTTGCGGGGGTCGAATCCCTCGTAGTCGTAGCGACCGAACAACCTCCACAAGAAATCGATCAGTGTAGATTTGCCCGCGTTGGCTTCGCCCACCAATTCGGCGAAGGGAAATTCTTTGTATTTATCCCTGATCTGTTCGGCGAACAAACTGCCGAGCCAGATGGCAAGCGAGGCCATCCCCTTGTGTCGATAGCAATGCCACAGCAGATCAAACCACTCGGTACTGAATTCTTTCAGGTCGGTATTGATCTCCAGCGTGCAGGACTTGTTGAGGCTTTTTATCGAGGTACTGCCCAGCTCGAAAAAGTCTTCCTCATTCAGAGAAATCATTTTTCCATTTTTTACCGCGACGGAATTAAAAATCCATGCGGCGTGATTTTTTTCTTTGCTGTACCCGATAAAATCAATCGTCTGCACCGTCTTGATGTTGAACAACTGATTGGACATGATCCTGTCCAACTGACCGTTATTCCCAAAGAATGTCGCCCCCGGCGCAATCGAACGAAGACGATTTTTGAACTCGGTGGCAGATGTTGTCTGCTTACCCGTAAATGTTTCTTTTACCGAGCGGCCATCGTGCGGAAAATCGACTTGGAAGTAGTACCAAGAATCATCGGTTAGCAGCCTGCGCTGAAAATAAAGCGCGGTGAAATGGCAGTCAGCAATCTCGCGCAGCGTGTGCGACTCAAGCATGGCGCGGTTGCGCAGTTCATCTTTCGATAACTCCTCTTTGCTCTGTTTTGCGATGTCTTCCTGCGCCTTGTTAAGCTTCTCCAGATTGAGATCGAACCACCACATCCGCTTGTCGAACTCGAAGTGAAAACTGTTGTATTCTTCTTTGTTGTAGATCAGCAGCGCCTTCTCGCGCGCATCTTTGGCCAGTAACAGCGCGCCACGGTAGAGCGAATCCTTGATGGTCTTATCGTTCAGCCTGCCGAGCTGGTGCAGCTCGTTCCAGTCCAGCTTTTTCTTACCCTTGATCGGCGGTTGCGCGGCGGTGGAATTCCAGCCGTCTTCGATGCTCTTGGCCACCCATTGGCGCGTGTAGCTCTCCCCTGCCTTGCCCGTGTCCAGCGCCCACACCAGCTTGGGGCGCTTGCGGCCTGCGGCGGCGCATTGCTCGGCCAGCGCCTTGAGCGCCTTCTCGGGGTAGTTGTTGCACGTCAGCAGCGATGCGCTGGTGTAGTCGTGGTGCATCAGCGCGGTGCTGTCAAACACGCCCTCGGTGAACCATATTTCCTTCACCTCCGGTGCGGATAAATCAACGCCCGGCGCAACCCACCACGTGCCGCCGTACTGCCCGTTAAAATTGGCCTTGCGGTTGCCGAAGCGCTCCGGCTTGTCGATGATGCGTTCCCAATAGCCCACACCCGGCAGCGCAAAGCGCACCGTGGCCGAGCCCATCTTCAGCTCGTGGCTGTAGTAGCTCTCCTGCGTGTACCAGCCGGCCACCTTGGCCAAGTCGAATCCGCGACCGTCGTGCATATAGGCATCGGCGGAAGCGTTCGGATTTTCAGGGGTGACCGGATAGAGTTCGCTCCAGTTTTTGAACAAATCGTCGTACAAATCTTTGACGTGAAATTCAGCCCCGCACTTGTTCAACCGCCCGCACTTAATCACCCACGGCGCTTCCGCATGGGTAAACAACTCGCGCTTGTTGCATACCGGACAAACTCCCTCGCGCAACCACCCCTTCACTTCCTTTTTGAAAGCGTAATCGCGGTGGATTCGTGTCGTAATTTCGCGGTGTAGTGTTGGGTTCATCGTTCTAAATTTCAGGTAAAAAAATCCCGTCACAGCCGGATAGGCATGTGTCTCGGTACTGCGTTTATGGGTTTATTTTCGGCAGAGCGCCGCTGGTTTATCCGCTGGGCGAGGGTTCCAGCACGGGATCATCTTTCCCGGCAAGCGGGATATGCACATCGGGGTTAGGCATCCGGCTCGGGACAATCGTGCGCACCGCGCTGGAGATCACCACCCACGTGTGCAGACACTTAATATTTCGGCACGAGTAGTGATACTCGCGCGACAGCAAAGACATTGGCCGAGAAGTGCGCACAGTGGCAAGTGATTGGCAGTGCGGGCAATGAACACGGGTAGAAACGCGCCTGTCATAACTCATCACTTCCCTCCCCGCATCATCGCCTCAACCCTATCCTGCGCCCGCACCAGCACCGCAATCGCCTCCGCGATCTCGCGCTGTGCCGTCTCAAGCTCACCCTCGTCCACCCCATCGAGTAGCGCGGCCACAGCTTGGTCAGCCTGCGCCGTCTCCACCATCATGCTGCGCAGCAGGATGGTGATCGGAGTCGGATCGGTATCGGTTGCCGTCACCCGGCAAGCCATGCCGTGCGCCCGCAGCAGATCGTTGACCAGGTGCATGCGCAGATCGCGGGGCAGCGCGTGGAGAATGCTGGGGATGAAGTTCGTCGGCAGCAGCGTGCTTTCTTTGGTCAAATCGTCCAGCCAGCGGAAAATGCGGTCAGCGTTGACCCTCGTGCGCTTGTAGGCATCGCGCGTTTTCGGCTCAAACGCAATATCGCTCACCACGTCCATCCCCGCGAGCTCGTGCGCCTCAACAATCACATCCGCCGCCGTCTCGCGACTCCAGCCGTTTTGCTTGCGCCACGCCTCGACGGCATCGCGGATGTGAGCGATCCACGTTTGCGTATTGTGTTGCACGATTGTGGAAGAGGTCATGGTTAAGATGCTTTCGTCGAAGCGAGTTCTTTACGAACTAAGGGCAATCCCGTCAGATAAACCTTGCGAGCGAATGCTGAACAGCTCAACCCGTTGCTATCTGATAGCTCGCACGCTTCTTTACGCTCTTCAGGCATCAAGCGCAGAGCGATGACTTTACTTTCGACACCGCGAGGCGAGTATTTCGCTTTTTTAGTCATGTGGTATAAACCTGCAATTGTGTAACACATGCGCATTATTTACACGTTCATAGAAAAATGCAAGATAAAAATCACACATTCGTAGAAATTGGCAATCGACTCGAAATTGAGCGTGATCGACTACGGATGAAACATGCTGATTTCGCCAAGGCTGGAGGGGTAGCCACAAGCACTTACTCAAACTACAGCAGCGGCGAGCGGGAGCCGAAGATTTCATTCCTGTCATCCATCAATGAAGTCGGTGCAGATATTGTGTTTATCGTCACCGGAAAACGAGTAGCTAGACAAACAGAGGCCGTGTATCAAACTGATGAGTTTTACACGATTGTGGAAGCCTTCAATTCCACGGATGAAAAAGGTCGGCAGGCGTTGATGTCGTTGGCCGAATTTATTAATTCAAGAAAATGAGCATCGGAAAAAATGGATGAATTTCTAGGATTGTTTTCGGCAGCGCTTTTTTGGAACGCGACAGACATGCTCGCGATCCATGAAGGAGGTGATGCGGAAAGCAGACCATGGTTATCAATCCTGCTCGGATGCGTCGTCTGGCTGATGTCTTTAGCTGGTGGATTCTGGTTTTTTCTGGCGCTCTTGATATCAGCCTATATAGGCTATCTGTGGTGGGATACATGGCGAGGAGTAAACCGGAAAGAGGCTAAAACCATTGCTCCAGAACTTCCGCATCCGCCCCGAAGCGTGCCAACGGGCAAGACAATGGGGAAGCCCTATATCTGGACAGCAGATAATCCAGAAACAGAAGCCATTCGCCAACGCTCTCTGGCCGCGATGAAGCGCGCCACCGATGTGCGGAAAAAAGAAATCGCCACTCAAAGCAAACCTAACGTACATCAAGCGATTTCATTTCCAGTAGCAAAACAACAAAAAAGCCGTAACTGTAAAAAAATTTCTAAATCACAGGGGGAAATCATGCGCAAAGACTTAAGTGGCGAACGTTCAAATTTCAATAGTCAATTACGACTTGATCGGGCTGCAGATCAGCTCATTGGTATTTGCAGCGGAATTTCTGCTGATGGAGTCGTGAATAAAGATGAAGCGAAATTTCTATCGGCATGGATTGCAGAGCATCGCGAGGTTTGCAGTATTTTCCCCGGAGCTATTTTGGCTGAACGACTGGCCTCGATCATGGCTGACGGAATAATCAATGATGAAGAACTTAAAGACCTGCTTCAAACGCTACAACAAATTTCCGGTAACCACTTTACCGATACTGGTGCGGCATCACCAGATTCACCAGCCATTCAGGCCGATACACCAGACGTGATTGAGTTCGCCGGACGAAGATTTTGCCTGACTGGAAAATTCGTATTCGGAACTCGCGCCACCTGCGAGGGGGCAACCAGCAAACTAGGGGCGATCTGCCATAGCGATGTGACATTGAAGACCGATTATCTGGTTATCGGCTCACTAGTGTCACCGGACTGGCGACATGAAACATACGGTAGAAAGATAGAGCGGGCGATGGGGTTGCGCGACGAAGGATACCTGAAGCCTATCATCATCACAGAAGAGCAGTGGTCGGCCTGTATATTCGCCGAATAGGTCAGAAAACAATCAGCCCGCCATCACATTGATGTGCGGGCTTTTTTGTGACTTGTCCACAGAGTTGCCAAGTGATTCTGGGGATAACTAATCCGCCTACTCTGCCGCCTTAATCTCAAACTCCAGATCAGTCGTCAGCCCGCCACCGCTCAGCCTGTGGCTGGCCTTGCTGATGATCCAGTTTGTGCCGTCGATAGCGGGTTTCCAGCCTGTTACGGTGGCGGGTAGGTCGGGTAATAGTTCCGGTCTGCCGTGGGCTAGGGTTAGGCTGAACTCGGCCTCTCCCCTTTTCAACCGGCGAAATTCGGCCTGTGCGGCGCGGGTGGCGGCGGTTTTGTTGGGGTAGATATGGCGCAGCGTTTTCTGGCTCTCGGCACTGGCCGTAGCGGCCGATGGCGCGCCTTTGTGGCTAGGTTTAAGCAAGTCTTTGTTGAGGTTGCTGTCGTCGATCATCACCTCTTGCTTTGACCCCAGCGCGCTATCCATGTACCACGCCTTTACCGAGGTGATGTGGCTCTTGGCTTTTTTCAGCTTGCGCAGTTTTTCGCGGGCGGCGCGGGTCGCGCTCCCCTTCGAAGCAAACAGTTTTGCCAGCGTCATGGCTTTGCCGCTCACCACGGGGGCGGTGTCTTCCAGCGGGGCGAGTGTGTTCACATTGGTTTCGTCGATGATGACTTCGCCGTTTTTATTTGCCTTGATGTCTTGAAACACCGCTTTCACGGTGGTGAAACTGTTCCGGTCCGAAACGTGGAAGTTGTGCTGATCACCATCGGCTCGGGTGATGGTGACGGGCTTAAGCGGTTTTCCGCTGTAGCTCTTGGCCAGCCCCGAGCGCATGAAAATGAGCTTGCCGTTTTTTACCGTGGCAAAGGCATCAAACTGCCGCGCCAGCCGGGTGAGCAGGTTGATGTCCGATTCGTTGGTCTGGTCGATATGGTCGATTTCAATGTCTTGCAGATCGGCGGCGCAGGCCGGGGTGAGCTGGTTTTCTTGCGCGATAGCCGCCACGATGATACCGAGTGTGGTGCAGTGCCAGGAGCGCTCTTTTTGTTCGGATAGCCCGGCGCGCAGGTCTGCACTGGTGGCATTGATGGTGAGCTTGTCCGGTGTGCCGCTGTGGGTGATGTCGCCTACGGTAAACGTGCCCTTGTCGATCAGCCCGGTATCTTTCCAACCCAGCGCAATGCGAATCTCGGTACCGCGCAGGGGGATGTCCAGCTTCCCGTCGTTATCTTCCAGCACAAT